TCTGTGAGTTTATGACATCTCACGAAATGTCGCGAAAACTCTGAAAATTAATTTTTTTCCAAAATCTTGAAAATCTAAAAAATAAAAAGTTTTCACGAGATCTGTGAGTTTATGACATCTCACAAAATGTCACAAAACTCTGAAAATTAATTTTTTCAAAAATCTTGAAAATCTAAAAAATAAAAAGTTTTCACGAGATCTGTGAGTTTATGACATCTCACGAAATGTCGCGAAAACTCTGAAAATTAATTTTTTTCCAAAATCTTGAAAATCTAAAAAATAAAAAGTTTTCACGAGATCTGTGAGTTTATGACATCTCACGAAATGTCACAAAACTCTGAAAATTAATTTTTTCAAAAATCTAAAAAATAAAAAGTTTTTGTGAGATATATAAGTTTATGACATCTCACAAAACATTTGTGACAAATTTGAAAAAATTAAACTAATAATCTTTTAACTTTATTGATAATGTTTTTACAAGCAACACTATCTCTATTAAACATAATATTACAGTTTTTACAATATTTCAATCCTCTAATCAATTTGTTTTTATCAGGTGTTACAACATCAATTCTGGCAACCTTATTTTTCTTATCAGTGCGATACATATTTTGAAGTGTTTTCCTACAAATTGGACAAAGTTTTGATGTCAAAAATTCATTTACAAGATAAATTGGAGATTTTTGTTTGGATAGAAATTTTAAAAGATTATAATTAAATTGATTATAGCCACAATCACCAAATAACAAGATACATTTTTTACCATATTTTTTAAATATTTTTGTCTGAAGATATTGGAATGATTTATTTTGGTGGCTGTTTATGTAACCTCTAATTTTTTTGTATTTTTTATATCCAGCTTTTGTTATTGTTTTATTTGTTATTTCTGTTTCCCAATTTTGTATTCTATTTTTATATTTTTTCCTCCGACTTTCAATATTATATTGACTAATTGTGTATAACATTTTGTTATTTTCTTCATCACAAGCAGTTATTAAATTTTTGAAACCAGGATCAATACCAATCAATTTATACCCATCATCAATATACTTTTCAATTTCATTAATTGATTTATCGAAATAATCTATTTCAAGTGTTTCAATAATAAATTTCTTATTATATATATCATTCATATTAGTTGAAAAAATAATATGAATTTATTAAACAAAAGAAAATGAAAACAATTTTTTATATTTTTTTATCAAAAATGTCTTTTACAATCCATATTTGAACAACAATTTTTATATTTATTTAGTTTATTCTTATCACAGAGTAATAAATTTATAAAATTAATGTAGAATTTTTCCACTTTTTTTAGTCTTACTCAGATAATTTATATAAAACATATTATAAGTGAATGTCTCGAAAAAAAATTGGAGAAACATACATACCCATTAAATATGAACAAATCTCTGCGAAAAATCCAAAAGCTTACAAATGCAATAAAACTTATTTCGTAAATACCAATATATCACCTGGAATATTTCTGGGAGGATGCCCAATACCTCCCCAATTATATGGTTGCTTTGGTCCAGCAAAAATGTACAAATGGACTGATTATATCAAAAAGAAAAACAAAGCAAAAATATATGGAACACTTGATTTTATATTGGGAACATCCAATGGAACAACAATTATTCGTTGGAATAAAAATTATCAAATTAAAGATGGATCTACCGCAAGCTTTCCAAGTCTCAATCATAAGCTCGCCTGCACGACGAATCTTCTTGAGACTCCCGTCAAGTTTGTGATTAAGAAGTGCAAACCAATCTGCGATCCAGAATTTGAATTTACAACCTGCTTTCAAAAATTTGTTCACATTTATCGCACGCAATAAACCTTGGGCAATATGCATTCTACCTGATGGTTCAAATCCATCATAAACAACTGGGTTGTTCTTATTCTTCAATAAGGCAAGAAGATTTTCTTCATCAATTATCTCTTCACCAACCTATCGTAACAATTTGAAATCGGCTATTACTTCTTCATGTGTTTTATCAGATTTCTCTCTACTCATGGTATTTATAAAATATTGATAAACTTTTAAGTTGAAAAATTCAATTTTCTAATAGCTCTTGCCCCATACACACCAACAAGTTGCATCCTCGCCACTTCAAGTGAAGCATTTGTAATTTTCTGCTGAACCTGGTACAATACACAGAGTCTTAACGACCGGTACTTTCTCAATGACAGCCTCTTCACTCTCAACAGATTCGCACCATGGAACTTTAGCCATTTTGCCTTCATTCACAATCTCCACGAATCTATCCGCTCGGAAATCCTCCCCGCCAGAGCTCTACGGTCATCAGCCGATCCACCAGCCTTCTTCAGCTCCTTCATTTGAGCCTGAAGAGTCTTCATCTCCGCAACTAGCGATTTTATCTTCAAGGGTGTAAACTCCCAACGTACAACATTTGTCCATTGATTGAATTTCATTGGAAGATCAGTAATAGATTTGATCCTTTTTGCGAAGTATGGGTATATGATCGTTTCAGATGTTGGTCTGATGGCAATCGGTTTCTTGAGATCCTTTTTACCATATCGTGTAACCCATGCGACTTCTGGTTCGAATCCTTCAATATGATCCTTCTCTACATGTAGAGCTTTCTCAGATACAAAAAGAGGAAAATAGACATTTTTTACACCCATTCCTTTCAATTTTGCATCAATATATTGTTTAATCTCCTCCCAAATGGAATATGCATCAGGAAGAAGAATATAACAACCGGAAACGTCATAGTAATCGATCAATTCTGCACGAGTTATCAAATTTGTGTACCATTTACTAAAATCAGTACTTTTGTCTGCTCCAACTAAGTTATTACTCATACTTGATCCATATATGAGTAACACCATGAAATTTATAAAATCAATTTTGTAAGCCTGTATGTGATTTACATCCTATTATTAAAGTTTATAAAAATATCAATCAAGAAGACTCTTCGTCATCCAAGTCACCATCCGTCTCATCCACAAAAGTATCGATTGGTTCACCCAATAGATTCCTTCGAGTTTTTGAATTAGAATTGATTTCACGTTCATCTACATAAATTTTCATAACCTTGTTCTCACCAATTCGGAGTCTGAACATGCATTCATCATCTTTAAGCCTAATAGCGTTGTATTTATCCTTCTGTCTGATGAAGACTTTCATTGCATACTCCTGTGCGATAACCAAATTATTAAGAATTCTTGTATATGTACTTACATCATCTATCCTACCTTCCTTGAAGTGAATTGTCACAATGGTAACGATACCGAATTGTCGTCCAAGCTTCATCTCCATACGCTGAATCTTGGCTTTGAGCCTAGAGATGCGTCGGCGGAGTTCCCTGACTTTCTTTTCCAGTGATTTCTTTCCAGTCACAATTGTGGTAAAATATGAACAATCTACATATATTTTGCATCAATTTTAACATAAAAAAATTGATATTTTTTTCAATAGAGTTCACATGTGTCTATTTGAGCATGTCTGATAGTATTTTTAGTTGTACTGATGGATTGGATCAACAAATTCGTAGGAATGATCCTGGTGCTGGAGCGTTGACAATGTGTTTTTGTTGCAAGTCATGGATAACGTGTTTCTATTTCATGTGTTCACTATTTCTGATTTTGGAAGCGGGGACATATGTTGTTCTCTTGTCAATAGGAGATTTTGAACATGTTGATCATCAAGTGATGGCGAATCTCTTGTTTACTGCACTTTCTGATGCTAGTTTTGCATCGTTTCTCCTCTTTTCAAACAGAAAAAATGGTTACAACATACAAACAATAACATCGTTTGTTGTGAATATGTGTTTGAGGTTTTGGTCTTTGGTATCGTTGTCATATTTTGTTGACAATCACATCCACAATCACTCCAGTGATTGGATTGACGTTGGTGAGAATATTGTGGTTCGCAATCTATTGATTGAATCGACAACTGTTTTCTCTGTTACATCATTGGCTCTGATTATTTGGGGTCTGGTAGCTTGGACCTGTTCAACATGTGTTGCACTTTCTGAAAGTGAACGCGAGAATAAAGAGTTACGGGATCGTGTTCGTAGAAGTGAGGAAAAACAGGAAGAGATTTCTTAAAAACTCCATATTTTTTATAAAAAATCATAGCTAAACTTTTTTTGCATTCTCCTCAACATCCTTAACCATTCTCTTAACACCCTTTCCTGCAGATGCTAATTCATACTTTATTGCCGATCCCCACTTCTTAACCCATTTCCACTGTATGATTGTCAGAACTATCCACAAAATAGTGTATATCGTTCCAACAGATATGTTACTACTGAACCAACTAATCACTATAATAATTGTGTATATACTATAAAAAGTGTAGAACTTACCCTTATTTGCCAACCAATTCTGATCAGTGTATATCATGCCATACAAATACAAGAACAATGCAAACAGAACCATTGGTAGAACAAGATTTGCAAACAACGAGAACATGGTTATATTCTTTGTATCAGAATCTTTACATGAATTCTCCATTGTGTTAACAACTTCATACATAACATACAATCCACCAATAGTCATAACAATAAGTAGTATGAGACTGAATGCCAAAATATTGTTGTATTGTGGTCCTTCTATAACACTGTACATCATAACATATATAACTACAATGTAACAGAAGTATATACCCGCAAGCATACAAGCAACTATGAATGAACCCAAACTGTGGAAACAGTATGTTACTATTCCTGTAACCAACAGAAGTGAGAATATCATGTAGAACATAGTTCCAATAGATGATGTTATTGAGTAGAATTGAGAATCGAGTTTCATCAAAGAACCACTAGAACCAAAGATTCTCTTCTTGTAAGAACCAGCTGCAGCGAGTACCAATATTATAGATCCAATTATGAACAAACCGTAAATTATCAATTTCTTTATCCAACTCTTTGACAACCCTGTTGACGACGATGACGAGCCATCCTCCTTTCCACCGATAACACCCACAATTGGATCAACAACAGATGGAATAACGAAAATAAACAGTGCAACAAAACATATAACAATTATAAACGACATTATGTAGTGACCTTTGATACCACCAGATTTGATAGACAAAATAAGTAGAACAACAATAGCAATCATTATTGCCAAGTTAACGTAATCCTTTCTGTTCAAATCAACCTTATTATTACTAAATCCCTCAACAACTTCCAAATCCTTCTTTGGAACTGGATATGGATAAGTGTATATTGGTAACCCATTAGCAGCGTAGTTCTTAAACTGTGGGTATGTTCTATACCATGGATACTTCTTTCTACCATCTCTATCTTTCATTGGATAGAAGTTGGATGGAGCGTATATCATAGTTGGATTGGATTTCTCAAGTGGAACTTGAACGGGTCTTTCAACTACGTACTCGTCTTCTTTGTGCTTTGTACCGACCCAGTAGAAATCATTACTAAACTCATTACCTCTGACGAAATTTGAATTATCGCTTCCCCCAGCATTGTTGCAAACTAAACCTACAACTAATGAATGAAAAATTCTCAACTGAAATGTGTACAGGTTGGGGAACGTACAATAAAAAAAAATTAAAATATGATTATGGTTGGGAAAATGGTGTTATTTTACACATGTCCAAAAACTTGAATGTTCCATTCATCCATATTTGGTATAGAACTAAAAAAATGTTTTACATGTGGGAAATTAAGGTGAATGAAGAAGATATTAAATTAGCAACACGCATGAAGTTACTACTTTGCTTAAAAAATCACATAGATCATTACTTCTATGTCATAGATAAAACTAAGAAAGCTCCAAAAAAGAAGCTGGAAATATCTAATGATTTTGAACATTTTATTGATGACATATATTTTATAGTTTCCCCGATTAGTGATGCAGACGACAAAATTCGCAAAAATCACAAATTGTAATTTTTAACAAATTTAATACCCGAAGATATTCTAAAGGCCTTCGTCTTGACCTGTAAATAAACTTTTAAACGTTTATTTAAAAGATGT